CATTGCGGAGGCACCAAAGGAGTTTGGTATAGCCGAACAGAGCCGTTGGCATATATATGTGATGATTGCGGAAAAGACGTTGATGAGGAACCATTTATCCAAGATTCTCAAATAACTGAACCCGAATGGCGAGACCTCTTGCCCAGCGAGGTGATCTGCGAGGGGGATGAGTTCCAAGAGAAACAATACGACCCCATAAAAAACAAATGGTACACGATTTACGAATGCTCAATGGTTGGGAAAAAAGTATCGGATAGCGATTGGGGGAGATTCCGCACCCGCCGCCCGTTGCCAAAGCCTAAACTAACCCGCGCGTCATACGATGAGGATTGGAACCTAAAGCTAAAGCAGGAGGAGATGCCGCTGGATGCCGAAATCGCATCTATAGAATGGTCATGCGCCCATACAGCAAAAGCAATCCGCTATTTGCTTCAGCAAATAAACACTCTCCGAGACGAGATCCAGAAGCTAAAACAAAAATGAAAACAACTCTTGAATTTCAACTACCTGAAGAAGAACAAGAACACTTGGACGCTATAAATGGAACCAAGTGGAAGATCGTTTTAATGGACTTCGATGAGACTCTTCGGAGATACATAAAAAACGGACACAGCTTTGTAAGCGTGGAGGATTGCCTCGATAGTCTGCGATCCGAACTGCGTCAAGATGTGCAGGAAATACAATTTACTTTTTAATGAAACCATTCATAGACCACATATTACCTCAAAGCATAAACATTATAGATCTAAGCGAAAGGCAAGCATTTGCTTTAAGACTACTAAATGTATGCAATATAGAAGATATTTATACTATAACAAAAAGCGATTTAATAAACATTAGAGGATTTGGAAGAACTTCTTTATGGGATCTTATGGATAAACTCGCAGAATATGGAATAAAAATACCTAATTAAAACAAATGAAACCATTCATAGAACCAGATCCAGACGAAGATAACTTATGAGCCTCGACATTAATACACCCAGAGGTCAGGAGTCAGTACACGAAGAGGATCGTATGCTCGCAATCATCAAACAATCATACCCATCACTTCAGTTCTTTCATACGCCCATCAAACGCTCCGCACTCATCGATGGCTTCATCGTCAAAGACAACGAGCTAAGGGCATTGTTTGAATCCAAGTGCCGGAGAGAATCACTCCAATCATTCAGCGAGCCTCCAATGAATAACGAATGGATGATCTCTCAACACAAGCTAAATTCAGCAGCAACGATAGCAAAGCATCTATCCGTACCCTTTTGCGGATTCTTATACCTAGTCAACGATAACAGAGTCCTCATGTTTAAGCTAACCGACGAAACAGGTAGATTCATTCATCCAATGCGGGTAGAGCGAAGGAAAACATCCGCATCCTGCAACGGCGGAACCATGATAGACACCTGCTATTTCATTAACCTGAAATACGCTATTTATGTCAATTGATGCAAGTAGATGTCCATAGTTTAACGATTTGATAAACCTTGATGTCAAGACAATATCATTGCATAAGAGACAACTGGTCATTATTCATAACCTTGATTAACATGGTTAACTATTCTTAAATTAAAGCGTATGCCTGCATTATCAAATCCAAAACATGAAAGATTCGCTCGGATGATCATCCAAGGGATGACGCAAGTTGATGCCTTTAGAAAATGCTACCCGAATGCCGGAACCAACACGGTTAACAACGATAGCAGCGTCTTAGCTAGGAGGCTAGATGTGAAGGCTCGGATTGCAGAGATGCAAGATGTGATTGATAGCTACTTTCCAATGACGCAAGGAGAGCGTAGGGATAGGCTACGCCGTATGGCAGAAGGTAAAGAGCCTACAAAGGTTACTAAGAAGGCTGACGGCAAGATTGAGGCTGTCTATGATAAGATAGCCGCCCTGACGCTGGACGCACGCTTAGCTGGAGATTTCGCGCCGGAACAGCTACAGGTCAGCGCAGGCCCGACCCTGAAGCTGGAGTTTAATATGGTGGGACGGAACTCTAAGCCTAACGCCGCGCTGGAGGCAGAGTGGGAACGCATTGACCCAGAGCGGAAGCAACTACCTGCGCCACCAGATGGTCAGCAGGATGACTTTTCCCAGTACCTAGAAGCGGAAATCCGTCCTGAGAAAGTAGTATCGTTAGACAGCTTGAAGGAAATCATTGATGATCCAGTTTAATGAATTACCAATATTTAATCCAAGAAGTTGAAGCAGCAAGCCCCATCGCCTGCGAGTCTATCGCGATCAACTTGGTAACTTTGTGTATCCTCGCGGCAGGTTCTCTGGTGCGCCTATCTTCAGGGCTTAACGTTTAGACTTCGCTGGCTTGGCCTGCGCCCTTGCGTGCGCCCTACCATAGATCGTCTTCGCCTGAATTGACTCCGGCAGGCTTTGTACAAAGATCTTTAATCGCATCGCATAGTCTGGAGTCATTAACTTAATAAGGTGAGAGAACTCCTCTCCGGCGGCTGCGAGCTTGGTAGCCTCAACGTAGGTATGACTTTGGAGCTGATCGTATTGGTTATACATGGTTGCAATTGATTATCAGATTAGTTAACGATTACCAGCTATGAATGAATCCGGCTATCGAATCACGCCACCATTAAGTCAGAAGATTTTCCATCAGCACGCCTTAAACATCCGAGAGGCGGCAGATCGCGATGAGGAGAAGGGCATCCTGTACGCTGCCGAGTACATTCTCAAGACAATCACGATCAACAATCAGATCCAGATCTCTGAGCTGAATGTACCGATAGCTGAATCAATCGTCCGGCAGTATGTCCAGCACCTGCTAGACAATAATCAGTTTGAGGCCGGAGCCACCGTCCTCTGGGGTAGTGCGGTCTACGACTGGAGGCCGAGGTTTGGAAGAGACACATGGAGATGCTTATTTGAGCATGACCAGCTAATGGTTATGGGAGCTGGAGCCTGCGGCAAATCGTTTTCTGGCGGTGCATGGTTCTACTTGGATTGGTGGAGAGATCCGGCGTACACCAGCATCAAAGTCATATCGCTCACCCGTGAACACGCTGAGAGGAATATCTTCGCCAACATTAAGACATTCCATCGTACGGCTCTGGTGCGTCCGCTGACAGATCAGACAGACAAAGCGACTAGCATTCAGGTGAATAGCGACAGCAAGAACGGAATCCAGCTTGTGGCTATACCAAAGGGAGAATCTGGACATGGTACACTCCGAGGCTATCACCCGACACCTCGATATGGTCAGGAGCATCATTTGTGGGGAAGGCTATCGCGTACCCATGTCGTACTGGACGAAGCCGAAGAGATCCCGTCTGGAGTCTGGGAGGGCATCAACAACATCTTGTCTACTTCCGATAGCAAGCAATATGCAGGACACATTAAGATCTTTGGAGCTAGTAACCCTAAGGACAGGACTAGCGCATTTGGTCAGAGGTGTGAGCCTGTTGACGGCTGGGGATCGATTGACTGCGAGGATGACTTTGAGTGGGAGTCGCGGGAAGGCTATCACGTTTTGCGGCTAGATGCGGCAAGATGCGAGAACGTGATTGAAAAACGTATCGTGTACGCCGGATTGCAGACCTATCAGGGATTCATGGGTTACATGGGAAGAGGCCGGACAGCGGAGGCAATGACGATGGCTCGTGGGTGGTTCCCAGAGGAGGGGCAGGCGATGGGGATTATCACTCCGGCGATGATGGACAACGCCATAGGGACGGTGCGTTTTATCGGGCCTGTAGTGCCGCTGGCAGCGTTTGACTTGGCTCTGGAGGGTAACGATCAGGTCATGTGTTCCTACGGGCGTTTTGGCCTGTGTGATGGGTGGACACCGCAAAGCGGTCAGTTCATCAGCTTCAAGGCTCCCAGAGTCGTGCTACAGCTCGACTCCCAGATTCCATTCCCTAAGAAGGCAACGCTGGAGCAAACGCAGGCAATTATCAACTTTGCCAAGGTCATGAAGATTGGAGCCAACTGGCTATGCGTGGATCGTACAGGAAACGGCGCGGGTATCCACGATAGCTTGTGTTCGTTGTTTGGTCGTGAGGTCATGGGAGTGAACTACTCATGGGCTGCAAGTGAGACGCACATCCTTGGTGACGATTCACAGCGTGCCAACGAGCTGTATAATGGCGTAGTTACCGAGCTGATCTTTGGTCTGGCAAAGTATCTTGAGTTTGAGTACCTGAAGATCTCGCCATCGTTCAGGAACGAGGAGCTGGTACGGCAGGCTACCGCTCGTCGCTACAAGCAGAAGGGCAAGGGCATGGTGCGTGTGGAGAGCAAGGGTGAGTACTGCAAGCGTACTAGGAGCAAGTCGCCGGATGAGCTGGATTCCCTGTCCATGCTAGTCTACCTGATGCGGCAGCGCGGTGGTGCTATTGCGACGATGAATGAAGTCAAGCCGGAACCTACGCATAATCGTAGGGAGATCCAGAGCCTCGTTGACAAGATGGAGTTTATGGACTTTTCTGAAAGCTAGGCATCTGAAGATTCAACCGAAAGGTGGGGAAAAGGATGATGCCCATCGTTCTTTACATTACGGAGTGGCGCAATTGGTAGCGCAGCAGAATTTGGATCTGCTGGTTGTAGGTTCGATCCCTACCTCCGTAGCCAATCAAATTGACATTTGATAGCTAATAAGGTTTATGTATTAGCAAATGGCCTTCTCTTATCCAATTTCAGCTTCATATGCAGGTGCATATGGCCCATTCAGTTTGATTAGTTCATTTACAAACTACACAGCAGTAAGTGCAAATATAAATATTTCTGGGATTGTAGATGATGATGTTTCATTTGATGGATCTACAGCATACCAAGCAGATGAATTTCCATTTTTTGTTCCACCAGAGTATGACAACCCAGTTGGAAGGCGTAATGGGTCGCATAACTTTTCATATTCAACATCACTTGGTACTGGTGAAACTTTTAATGTTTATGCAGCAAGCAATGGAGGAAATAATGGTGGTATTACTGCAACTTTAACATCAGATATTCCTCTTAATTCATCGCCATTATCGTGGTCAATTTTAGTAACTGCAAATAGTATTCAGACATGGACAGGGAACCCTCTTGCTATTTCAGTAACTACTAATCCTGATGGTTTAGATTATTTAGTAACATACAATGGTAGCACAACTCCTCCTACTAATGTTGGTAAGTATCATGTTGTAGCCACACTTAATCTTTACCCAACGATTAAATCTTCTTGTGATGCTTCTATAGTACAAGCAGAAGCATCTATCAGCATAGACATCCCTGACAGGTATTACTTCAACAACAAGCAAGTAACTCCTATTGTAACAACAATTCCGGCAGGAGTATCGTATCAATTGAGATACAACAGCAGCACGACACCAATCCACCAGATTGGAAACTATGTTGTTACGGCAACAATAACAGATACGAATTACACTCAACCATCTGTTAGTAAGAATGTGGCTGTTTATACTGACTGCACGAATGGGATCTATGCCTACTACACGATGGACGAGACATCCGGCAGTAGGAATGACATTACTGGAGTTTTTAATCTTACCGAGTTTAATGGGCCTATTGCATCAGGCGAAGGCATAATAAACAACGCAGCGGTCTTTTCCAATCCAGCAAACCCTCCATATCAAGGGCTGATTTTCAACAACTTTCCAACCCTAAAGCAGTTTACGATTTATTTCTGGATGAAGATGTCAACAGATGTTGGATCAGTCATTCTTACTAGGGAAGCAAACATTGGATGGAATTACTTGTTTGTCTATGGATCAGGAGAATTTGCATTCTTAGTTGAACCTGATACAGGAATAAGTATATCCAATATATCAAATCCAACTGACTGGCATTTTGTATGCGGTGTTTGTGATGCTTATGAGGATAGGAAAGTAAGGTTTTATGTTGATGGTCAGAGAGCCATACAAGACATATCTACTGCAATTTCGGATTCTGGTCGCAAGACGCTTTCCATTGGTAAGTCTGACACATTTGAGACGGCATTCTCTGGGTCAATCGATGAGGTTGGAATTTTTCAGCGTGCATTGAGCGATCAAGAGATCATGGATATATTCCAGAACAAGAAGCGTCCGGCATACGGATGTCAGCCTCCTGTGCCTCCTCCGGCTCCGCCATCGCCTCCCTATGTTCCACCTACCAACCCTCCAGACGATCAACCGATCTGCCCTTGGTTCTATATGCAGCCATCTCCATACATTGAAGGAATGTCAAGAAACGCATACCGCATCTGCGCTGGCACTAGGGAGGATCTATACGCCGCTGTAGCTGAGTTTCGTGTCAATGCCCTGCTAATCCCTGCCGGATATGTCCAGACCGATGTGGACTCGTTTTTGTGGGCGCAGAACCTTAATGGCACGAACATACCTGTCAGCGGGTGGAATTACTGTGAGGGAAACGTCAGGATAACTGGCGTTGACCTTGAGGACTTGTATCGCGCTGTTGCGGCCTATAGGCAGGATAATGGAATCGATGTTGGAAACTGGATATACGATGTTGATACTTACCTTGCCGGATTGCCAGATGCAATAGGTCATGGATTTCCATACAAGTACGCTGGAAGATCGCCGTTTGGATGCGGTTGCTGATTTACACCCGATAGGGTGTTTATACCTAATTATACACCTGTATATACCTTATTGGGTATAATTTCAATTGAAGTACATGGATGTATTCTTTACCAGCCGCACCAGCAGTAAAGAAATACAAAAGAGTAAAGCAAATTCCCCCCTGATCCCCCCACCACTCAAGTAGGAAAGCCTGTCAGAAAAGAAAAGAAACTACTGCACCCCGAAATGGATGCAGGGTGTTTCCCTTCTCTCTCATCGGGTAAGGAG